CTTGTCGCTGCTTTTCGGTTTGCCATTCGACAGGACCTCTCTTGTTCTTTCTCTCGTCTGAGGTATTGGTGCCGCTTGATGGCGATTCGCTACCGGACCATCGCGGGAACGGTTACAGGTGCTGGTGCGGCCCCCGCAAGCGCCGGGGGAATGTGTGACGGCGGTGGTGCCAACGGCGGCTGATAGCCGGGGGCCAGAGCGCCGACAGGCACGTTGATGCCGGCCAGATTCGCCGTGCTGGTTTGAATCTGCTCGCGGATCGCTTGCGTGCGCGCCTTTTCGTCAAGGCACTCAACGCTGAAGCGGTGCCGCGTTGGGTCAATGGTTTTCCCCTGCGCGTCCTTGGTCGTTACGCAGAACAGCCGGATCGCTTCCGACTCGTCGACGACTTTGAAATCTTTCGCTTCAAACAGCCCGCGCTGATCCTTGACGCGGAACCGCCAGGTCGGTTTCGTTGTCGTCGTCGTCACCTCTCGGATGAGACCACCCGACGTTGACGAGCCGAGTGCATCCAAGTCCGGCCGTTCGGCCAGTTCCTGCTCGGCTTTTCCCAGCCGCGTTTCAACCTCTTGGAGCCGGACATCCTTTGCGGCCAGTTCCTCTCGCAGTCGGGTCAACTCGGCTTCCTGCGTCAGCGGGTCTGCAAGAGCCGGTGGTTTGCCAACCGCTTCCGCCTCCGGTTTTGCGATCTCTTTGGTTGCTTTGGTCGTTTTCGTGGTCATGTTTGGGTTCCTTTGGTCTCCTTGTTTTCAGGCTGCGAGGCGGCGGCGTTGCAAGGAGACGGAACAACGCCGGCACCGACCCCGCAGCGTGAAATCAGTGGCGCTTTCGCCAGGCGTTCCAGCACTCCCGGACCGTTCGACGTAAACGGCCCAGCCAGTCAATGAGTTCCAGCAATCGTTGTTTCACGAACATCAGCGCTTCTGCTTTTTCTTTCGTATGTAATCCCGGCCCCGGCCTTTCGACCGGGACCGGGACACGCTCCACGGATGACGAACACGGGTGTAGTTGCGTCAAACTTGTGCTCTCCTATGCAGTGCTTTTACACATATAGCGTGGCTCCAAAATCGCCGCCGCGCCGCGTTCGCTGACCTTGTAGCGGGCGACAATATCCTGCGTGAATTCGGCTTCCGAGTTGTCGTTAGCTTGCATGACCTGCGGCCCCCAGTTCTCCATATAGGCGAAGGCGCGTTTCGGTTGACCGATGAACCAGGTGGTCGCCGAGCTGGTGCGGGCCTTGACCAGCGGGCTGCTGAGTACGCGGTACTGGCCGGCGACGATGGGGCTGGCCGAAAGCGTGACCGGCACCGTGGCGGAGATGGCCCCCTGACGGACCTGAGTCGCGTTCACGATTCGGTAGGCCGTGTGCTTCAGGGCCGTCGGGACGATAATGGTGTCTGGAATGACATTGATCGCTTCCCCAGTATTCGGGTCGGTCAACGCATCGAAGAGCAATTCGGCCGCCTCGATGTCCGTCCAATCGACCAGCGCGTTCGATGCCGCCAAGTTGTCGAAGGGCGTGTCGCCGTATGTCGCGGCGGCGGTGGCCCCATTCCGCTTGTAGGTGGTCGTCAGCCCCAAGGCGACGTCCAAGACCCGCTTTTCCTTGTTCAGCGCGATCCGGTTGGCGACTTCCCCGGCGCGTTTCAGCACCAGTCCCGTGCGATCGAAAAAGACGGCCTCTTTCGTGACCGGCACGATGAATCCGCGTTTGATGGTTTCGGGTGTTTCGACCCATTCCTCACTGACGCCGGCGGTCGGATACGTCTGCCCTTCGCCGATCGCTTCGGATTCGTCGCCCAGGCGACCGATGCCGGGAATCTTCTCGCCGTCGAATTGCGTCGGGATCGTTTCCACCAGCTCCGGCCAGAGCAGATTCGGCTCGTTGAACGCCTCCAAAACCCGCGTGTAGACGATCTGCCCGCTGATGTTGGAGAACGCCGAGGTGTCGATGGCATGGCCGGCTTCCAACAGATTGATTCCGTTGACGCTGTTGGAGGGGTTGAACGATTGCCGCAGCTCGCGGCCGTGCGGCACGAACTGCTCGAACAGTTGTGCGATGGAAAACTCATTCGGCTTGATGTGCCCTTCTTCCAGGGCCTCAAACAAAGGGCGGTAGAATTTCTGCGGCTGGCCGTCTTTGAGCGCCGCGTCGTAGGACCGTCGCAATTGTTGATGATTCAGTAGCGGCATGTGTGCTGCCTTTCGTAAAAGGAAAACGGGAGTTGACGCCGCCGGTGAGAACGGCCCCGTTTGGATGTGTGTGATCGGTGGTTGGTGTTACCGCAACTGATCTGCGGCGATGTAATCGACGCTCAACGTTTCTTCGTTTGCGCCGCCGTTCTTCGCGCCGACGAAGACTTGCATTTCCGTCGAGGTGCCCAGGGTGATCGTGTGCTTGATGAGCGCGCCGTTGGCGTCGCGCATCTGTTTGAGGTTCTGGCCGCCGGCCGTGTCGAGGAAGAACCGCGCCTCGATCGTTGTCGAGGTGATCGGCATACACTCGATGGCCAGCGTGTGGTAACTGCTCCCGCCGGCCGTGTGCTGTGAAACGGTAGTGACCTGCGTCGTGCTGATCGAACTCTCGCACTGCCAGACCGTGCCGCCGTCGACTTTGAAAATCACGGCGCCGGAATAGGAGGCTTTCGGCCCGCCGCCGTTGTCCAGGAGCGTGTTGGCGCCCACGGCGTCGGCCAAACCGAAAATGATATTGGCATCGTCGGTATTCGCCTCTGCGTATTGCAGACGCGCTTCGACGCGGACCGGCTTGCTCGCGGCGAATTTGAAGAGTTCCTTCGTCGACTTGAGGTAGATCTCATCGTTGTCGGCCACGGTCGCATCACTAGCGTCGAGAACGACAACGCCGCCGGCACCATCGCTGAGCGTCACACCACCCAGGTCGGTCGCCACCTTCGTCCACAACTGGCCGTCGGTGTATTCCATGAAGTCGTCGTGGATGCCAAATTGGCGCCGCAGCTTGAGGGCCTCCGGCAATTCGAGCAGTTTCGTCATAGTTTCGGTTCCTAATTGGTATCGGGCAAAAGCCCGTGGGTTTGATGTGGTGAGCGGTGACGTGCGGCCGCGACCGGAAGACGCTGGTCAGATACAGCGCAATACAGAAGCGAATTCTTTCGCGTCTTGCGGGACTTCAACGGCTTCACTTTCGATAAGCGGCTTGGACTGTTTCGGGCGCGGGCCGAGAATGGTTTCACCGTCGGTGCGATTGTGAATGGACTCAATGAGCACTTTCCGGTCAGCCGGTGCAGAGCGTGCGAATGCTTTGATCAGGGCGGCCTTGCTTTCGTCGTTCATGTCGTCCGTGAGCAAGCCCTTGTTTTCGAGCAACAGACGCGCGTTCTCCATTTCGAGTTGCTGGTTGCGCTCTTGGAGTTTCTGTTGCTGCTGCTGTGACTCGGCGACATTCGCTGCGGCCTCCCCGTCACCACCGCTGTTGTTTGTCGTGTCGTTTGCGGCCTGATCGCTTTCGCCGTTGATCGCGTTGATGGCTTGTTCTTTGGCGTCGATCAGCTTGCTGATGGTGTCTTTCTTCTGGCCGGCGTCCATCCCGTCGTCGGCCGTGACCGAGTTGATTGCCGCGTCGAACCCGGCGGCGACCTTATCGGCCGGCGTCGACGAATCGTCGTAAAGGGTATCGACGGGATCGGTCGTCATTTCGGCGAGTTCGGCCGCATTGTCGTTCGCCGCGTTTGCGGCGCTGGTATTGGTGCTGGTAGCGTTTGTCGTCATGGGATTTTCCGATTCGAAAAGGGAATTCGTCGTTCCCGGTCGCTCCGAAATCAGATCGACGCTGAGAACATCGTTGATTTTTGTAATCACCACGCGGCCGTCCTCTGTCATTTCCGGGTCGCCGAAAGCGTGGTGTGACATCGCCAGCGTCTCCGGCATGCGCTGCGCCGCCTCAAGAACCATTTCCGCTTGCGGATGGCTGCTGAGGTATTCCAGGTCGGCATACATCCCGTCCGCCTCAACGCGGACGTTGACAAGGCGGCCAAAGTGCTCGCGGGTTTTTCGCGTCGCGGGTGCGCGACGGCGAACGCCGGAATCGTCGATCTGGAAGTCAGGGTGATCCAAGTAAACTCGCACGCCCTCATAGAGCGGCAGCGCTGCGCGCATTGCATCGAGCGAGTAGAAATAGGTGCCGTCCACATCGACGCCGATCGAACGCGCGCTGTTGCCGCTGTCGGTCCCCAATACCTTGACGCCGCGAATGACCCGATGCTCGCGGTCAACGCGGTCGCCGTGCGGGAGCCGCTGGTACTCGATCAGGGTTGCGGTGGTCGCTGCTGCCGGCATTGTCTTGTTGGCCTGGTTAGTAGTAGGTGTAGAGGAAGTCGGTTATCAGAGCGCCCAGCCAGAGCGCCAACAGAACGGCGATCAGCAAAAAAACGCTGAGCGTGCCGAAACCGCCGTCCCCGTCTCCGTTTCGCTGTCGCCGTTTGCGCATTTACGCATCGCCGCCGCTGACAGCATCAGCCGCAGCCGAAAGGACCCTGCGGATCAGTTCTTCTTCCAGCGCTTCGGGTGCGCCGGGAATGTTCAGCTTGGCGTTGACGATCGACACCAGTTGATCGCTGCGGAGAAGTTCCGCGGCGTGGGCTTTCAACAGATCAATCAATTCGGACATTGGTTTGCTTTCCTTTTTTTCGTGCGGCGTTTGGCCGCGTAACATTCAGCAATCACAATCAGTACCCAGGCGCGCCGACCGGTTCTTCGGCTCCTGAGCCGTCGTAAGCACCGGGTGTGACCGGCTCACCGTAGAACGGCGGCCCGGCCCCCGGTTGCCCGGCGCTGCCGCCCTGCCCGGTCGTCTGGCAACCGCCGGCGACCAAACAAGCCAATACGATCACGGCGAACAGGATGACGACCCCCAAAGGACCGATGCGCGCAGGTTTCACGGGTAGCTCTCCCACACTTGTTCGACCATTCGTTCGACGACGCGGCCGACAACGCTTTCACTCACGGCGACCCGGCTGGGGTCCGGTCGAATGACGATCCAATTTGCGGCGTCCTCGTCCGTCCCCGTCCCGCTTAGCGGTGTGGCTTCCGTCTCCAAGCGGACGCTGCTCACGCCCTGGACGGCAGCCAGCGCGGTTTCGTATTTTGCGGCCAGTTCCGCGTCAACGCCCAGAGGGAAGGAAACCCAGGCGACGCCGGAATACTGGTTCCAGTACACGGTTCCCGTCTGCGCCTCGTGGCGGAATTGGTTGACGGCCCGCAGAATCTCTTGGGCGATCGGCACGGCGCCGGTTGCCAGTGCCTCGATCGCGGGAGCCTGGTCGCTGCCTGTGCGCGCCGCTGCTTGCATCGGTTCGGCCGGTTGTTGCAAGCCGTCGCGCCCGTTCTGGTCGAATGGATTTGCAGCCAGCGCCGCAGGCGCAGCGTCGCCGTCCTGCTGCATGTTGGTCTGCTCCTGGTCGTAATCCAGCCCAGCTTGCGTGGCGGCCGTGCGCCGCGACAGGATGCCGAGGCTTTGTTGCACCTGCGCCGTCTGCGCCGCCTGAAGAGCATCGCGGGATGCAGGGTCCGGTGCCTCGATCGCCAATTCGATGAATTGATCTAGGTTTTTGAGATCGGTTTGCCCGGCAAACCTATCGAGCACTCCCGCGTGAATCGCAAGACGAACGACCTTCCACAGAATTCGGCGGATGCGCGACTTGAAGAACTGCTGGTCCCGCAAGCGAGCTTTGATGAACGGCGACTCGGCGACGAGCGTTGAAGCGAAATTCGCGTTCGAGGCGTCGCCGGAGATCATGTATTCCGGCATGTTCCATCGAATGCCGAGCATCCGTTCCAGGAGCTGGTTGACCAGGATGAAGTTGCCGTTCCGCTCGCTGCCCAGCGGTCCCGGAAGGTGTTTCTTCCCTTCCGGCGTGTGGATGATCGAACCGGCCTCGTAGTCTTGCACGTAGGTCCGATGTACGCCTCCGACCCGCGTGGTTTTATCGAAATAGTCCGAAGCGCTGGCAAGGATCGACGGTTCCACGTTCCCCTGCGGGATGCCGGTCGTATACTCTTCGATCCACGCAATCGCCGCTTGAACGGTTGCGCCCTCGGCGGTGTTCTTTCGCAGTGCGGCGTCCTGCTTGGCATCTTCTTTGATCGCGTAGAAATCCGGCAGGCCGCGCTTGATTACCCGGTCCGTGTTGAGCTTGACGTGCTCCATCAGCCCGCTATGCAGCTCCCAGGCGAGGTCCACGTTGCCGGCGGGGAAGTAATCGAAATCATCGCCGTCCTCATCCCAGCGGACGTGAAAACCGTAGACCTCCTCCAAGTCGCGGTAGTGCGTGTGGATGCCGAACTTCCAAGACGAGGCCACATGGACGCAGAGCCATTCCTCGAATTCGCGGACGTTTTGCGGCTCGGTGATCTGCTCCGGCTCGACGAATCTTGCCTTGACGGACAAGCGGTTTCGTCGCGGCGCCGGCGTCAAGCTCAGGAACATCTCGCCGTCGCGCCGACACCGGTCGTGCATCTCGATTTCCCGATCGCCGATCCAATCGTTGTCTTCGAGGAATTGGTCCACGATCCGCTGAATTTCAGCGACAAGGTTTTCCGCAACGCCGTCAACGTCTGCCTTAGGCTGGGCGCGGTAGCCGAAGCCGGTCCCGAATGTGTAATTTCCGAGATTCCCCAGCGCGCAGATCAGCGTCGGGAACAACTGACCGAGGTAGCGGGCCTGCCCTCGAATGGCGGCCAACTGCCACTCCGTCTCGAAGAACGGCCGCAACTGGCCTTCCTTGCGGTCGCTGATGAGCGAGATCGGACTGACCGGGCTGCCGAAACCGGGTGCGTCTTTGAGCGGTTCGAGCAGATCGACCCGTTCGCCCCACGATTCGCGGAGTACGCGGCTACCGATCAACGCCCGCGCTTTTTCCTGCGCTTCCAACACGGCGACTTCGCGTTGCAGCCTGAGCTGATCGCGCCGTCGTTGCAGCGTTTCAACCGGTGACGTGGTGCTGTTGCCAGAGTCGCTTGACAATCTGAAGGCCCGCTTTGATTCCGGGACGATTGGGCGTGCGCCGAATGGCGTCGAAATGGGGCGGGAGTTTGCGACGGATGCAAAGTCTTGTCAAGCGGTTTGGCGACAGCAGCGTCGTAAGGTCTTGAACGGACTGCGGATAAAAGTTTCGGGCCGTTGCGTTTTCCCGTGCAGATGCGCCGCATCTTATTGCTAGGTCGATTCAGTATGAGTCAGCCAGCATCGGCACCTCGGATGTGCTGGCGGCCCCTCCGGTGCGATGCGTTGCCAGACTTCTTCCCGCGTATTGTGCAACGGAGAACAAATAGGACACACC